AAAGATTAAGGGAGGTGATGATGTATTTGATCTACGATCTCGCGACAGGTACCATTGTCTCGTTTTCCACCAGTGAGCCACAGGTTATTGAAACCCAAGGTTACATGGAAACTCCAACGATGCCTGACGCCCGTAGTTGTGTCGTAGAAGGTGTCATCCGTCCCCGCAAAACTCTTGATTTCAACCGTCCACCCAGCGACGCAATGATTTCCGTCAATGGCAGTGAGCCCCGCTGGGCCACGGATTGGATGGCACCAACGGAAGCCGGTGTCTACAACATCGTGGCTGTTGGAAAATACTATGGCGAAAAGTCATTTGTCGTTGAAGATCTTGATGCTGCGAAAACCAAGAAGATTGCTGAGATCGAGGAAGCCCGTGACCGCCGTTTGGCCGTTGGTGCTCCCACGCCTTGGGGTGTGTTCCAAGCAGACCAAAACAGTCGTACCAATCTCAACGGAGCGGTTCAAATGGCTGTTATTGGAGGGGCAAACTTTACCATGAATTGGCGTCGCGCCGATGACGCAATGGTAACCCTGAATGCCATGTCCATGATCCAAGTTGGTGTCATGGTTGGTAAGTTTGTCAATGAAGTTTATGCTTGGAGCTTTGACCTCAAGGAAGCCGTAAAGAAGTCCCCAACCGTAGAGGCCGTCCGGGCTATCGCGATTGTGGAAATCAATGTTGGCTAGGATTAAATACTATTACAACTAACAGGAGTTTGTGATGACCGATTATTCGCCCGAAGAGATTGAAAAGATGCGTGCTCAGGTCGCAGCGGCTGATATGGCCCGCGCCGAGGAAGCCCGTCAAAAGCGTCTCGCTTACTTGACCCCAGTTACCGAGCTAGTCAATAGCCCTGAGTGGACGGTGGTCCTAAACAAGCTTACCGACATGACCAAGATGTACGAGAACGATCAGTTCTTCAGCGTCCATGTCACGGCTCTTGCGCAAATTATGCCACGCTTGGTTGAGACTATTGGAACCACAGGTCATATCATTGAAGCCGGTCCAGTAGTTCAAACATACGTTGAGCCATTGGCTATCCCAGCGGAGCAAAAGTAACCACTTTGTAATGTCCGATCTCCTATAAATATTGAAAATAGGAGATCGGACATGGTAGACGAAACAGAAAGCTGGCTTAACAGGTCTTGGCGTCCAGCAGCCGCGGTTGTCTACTTGGCAATCTGCCTGTTTGATTTTATCATCGCCCCTGCGTTCATGGGATTCAAAAGTGCTAACTTGGCCCAAATGGCCAGTAGCCTAAAAGATCTTGATCCCTCGATTGCCACGGCCCTTATTCAAAATCGTACACCTTGGCAACCACTGACCCTACAGGGTAGTGGACTGTTCCACATTGCCTTTGGTGCCATTCTTGGTGTCACGGCTTGGACCCGTGGTACAGCGCAGATTGAACAAATCCGCCAAGCTGGTGAAAACGACCGGAGTCCATTTACTCCAACGATGGTCCCCACGTACTTTATGCCCAATGGCGCACCAGTGAATCCACAGGGCCAAGCCGCTGCTCCGGCCCCAGTGACTCAAGTCAACGTCAATACCCAGACGCCTGATAATCCCGATGGAGAAGAGCCCTGCTAATGTCGAATTGGAAACCTATTGATATTGTGGTTAGTTTGATGAATCCCAATCAAGAAGCCTCGGAGACCATTGGTCGTGCTTGGAAACAAGATGATCAAAACTCCGAGGACTTTTTTACGGGATTGGACTTGGTCCTGGGTTCCATGAACTTTCACTTTCCCAAAGTTCCAGCACTGGCAGCCGATGATCCCTCGACCAGCAGTTTGAGCTTTCAGGATTTTTACCAAGGACTCAAGGGTCTCGCTGGTCTATCCTCGGATCAAGCCATGGAACGCATTGAAGACTTGGCCCTCCAAAGCAACACCCAGGAATGGAATCTTTGGTACCGTCGTATATTAATGCGAACGCTGCCCAAATTTCTCCCCATGGCTGCTATCCAAAAAGAGCTCTTCCGCTTGACAATGTAGGATCCTGTGTTATCACGGTTGCGATAGATCGGATAGCAGGAGTTCCAATGAGTCTCGTAGACAACCTTACCGCAGCGGAAATCGCACTGGAGATTCTCTCCGGCGAACGCGAACCCACAGAGGACTCGCTGGTTTATGTGCTTAGTGAAGCTTCGGATCTTTTCCACAACGGCGTGGAAGAAGAGAGCTTTCTTAGCGACGCAGAGTATGATCAGCTGGAGCTGATGCTCAAGACCATCAACCCCAAGAACCGCTTTCTTGGCACCGTGGGTAGCGATGTCCGTGGTGGTAAGATTGACCTCCCCCACCCCATGGGTTCCCTGGACCAGGTCTACGAGGGCGAAACCATTGAGTGGGTTCGCAAAAACGGCTGGCTTGATGAATACTTTGTCGTCAGTGACAAACAGGACGGCACCAGTGCGCTGAACCGTCATGCCAAGAACAAGCTACAGATCAGCTACTCTCGCGGCAACGGCTTCCAGGGCGCTGACATCACGCGCCATATGTGTCGCATTAAGGCAATGCCTACCAAAGCCAAGCTAAACGCTGATGTCCGCCTTGAAGTCATCATGGCCGACGCGGTCTTTGACCAGCTACGTGCTGAAGCTGAAGCTGAAGGCGGTCGAACCTATAAGAACCCGCGCAATTATGTTGCGGGTCGCATGAACGCCAGTGAATCCCCGGACAGCTTTTACAACAATGTCAAGGTCATTGCGACCAGCATTGTTGAGCCCCTGATGAGCAAAAGCGACCAGTTCCGAGTGCTCGAAGAAGCCGGCTATGAAGTCACCCCATACAAGCGTGTCAAGGGTCGCGAACTCACGGACGAGTTCCTCATGGCTTTTCTCGCTGAGCGTCGGGCCAAGACGCCAACGGCCATTGACGGCCTGGTCATTGACTTGGACAATCTGGCGATTGTTGAAACGCTGACTCGCAAGAGCAGCAGCATCAATCCCATCAGCAGCAAAAAGTTTAAGATTGGCAGCGAGGACAATGTTGCGATCGCCACGGTCAAGGCAGTCCATTGGAACCCCAGCAAAGCTGGCTACCTCAAGCCCCGGGTGGAAATTGAGCCCGTGGATCTCGTTGGCGTAACGATCACTTATGCGACGGGCTTTAACGCCAAGTTTATTCGGGACAAGCTGATTGGCCCGGGTGCCAAAATCCAAATCACTCGGTCGGGTGATGTTATTCCCTTTATCCAAAAGGTCATTGAACCCGCGGCGCAGTGGGCAGAGCCCAGCGAGGACGAGTTCGGTCCCCTGGAATGGACTGATGGTCAGGTCGATCTGGTCATGACGGACACGCGCAATAACAAGGCCGTCCAGCTGGAGATCATCAACGGTACTTTTGGTTCCACGGGTCTCAATGTTCCCCACATCCGCGAGGGCAGCATTGAAAAGCTTTATGATGCCGGGCTGACCAGCGTGGTCTCGATTATCAAGGCCGACGAGGAAACCCTCAAGGCCGCGGCTGGTGACAGCGCAGGCACCAAGATCTACCAGGGTCTTCGAGCCAAGCTTGCTGGTGTTGAACTTGGTATCCTCGCAGGAGCCACGAGCCTCTTGGGTCGCGGTATTGGTCGACGCAAGATGACCAAGCTGATTGAAGGTCTGGGCAATGATGCGGTGCTCGCTGATTATCCGGGTCCTGATTTGGCTCGCCGGATCGCAAGCCTTGAGGGCTTTGAAGAAAAGACCGCAACAACTATCGTGCAGAACCTGCCGGTTTTCCGACAGTTTCTCAACGACATCGAGGGCTACTATACCTTGGTTGCTCCCAAGGAAGCCGTAACAGGTGGTGATCTCGAGGGTGTCACAGTGGTCTTTACGGGAATCCGGGACAAGGACCTGGAAGCCAAGATTGAGGCCCGCAGTGGTCGCATTGGTTCTTCGGTCAACAAGGACACCACGTATCTAGTGGCCAAGGACCCCACGGGAAATTCCAGCAAGCTGGTCAAGGCTCGCGCGCTGATCGGTGATGACAATGTGATTTCCATTGTAAAGGCAAAGGAGCTTTGGGGCTAATGGATAGCGATAGACTTCTAGGGGCGATCATTCTTTTCTTTGTAGTGATCGGTGGTATTGGTATGATCACTGATACTGTGACCAAAAGCCATGCCAAGCGGGACATTATCATTGCTTGCTATAACAGTGGCAAGACCAATTGTGATGACCTTTGGGGCAAGCCTCTTCAGTGAAGAGTATCTATCATAAACTATTGGCTCAGGCCATTGGCTCAAGATTGATCAATTTGGTACTTGTTGTCATTGGTATATTGTCTATTCCCAGAGACACGAACCCTTATATTAGTTGCGGCTTTGTGGCACTTTTGGGACTAGTGGCCCTTTCTAGTATTCACATGATTGTCAGCTACCTAGCCATGGACAAGTTGGAATTTATTCAGCAGATCCGCTGGGAGAGAAAAAAGAACTAAGACTGATTGCTCTAACTGGCGCAATCGTGTAGTGTTTGAGTATGAAAAGAATCCGTTTGCCACGACCTCGACATCTTTGCGCTTATGGCGCGGCAATTAGCAGCGCCTTGTTGATTGCTTACTTTGGACCTGAGGTTGTAGAGATGTGGAAGATTATGCGTGGCAAGCATGGACTGGAGGAGGATCTATGAGCACTCACTTGAACCCTATTGCTGGTATTGGAGTAACGCCAATGTTCCGTGACCCCGGGGAAAAGAAGTTTACTTCGCAGGAATGCCTCCAGATCCTCATGGACAGGATTGCCGCTGAGCCGGAGTTGGTCCGCAATCAGTTCAATATCGTGACCCGCGAAGACAGCGGGACAATGAACGTGACCTTTTGGCCCGCGATCTTCAAGGCCGAAAACTGGAGCCGGGTGTCAACAAAGCGCCCCAGCAAGGACGCCGAAGGGGAAAGCCTCGGCGGTACCAACAGGGAAGTGCGGACCTATGAAAATGACTTTTGGCTCGACGAGCGAAAGTTTCTCGAAGGTACTGTGACCACGGAGTTTGGTGAGGTAATTGACGTCCAGGTCGTCGCCCGCTGGTGAGCCACTCGGATACCTTGGATCGCTTGCGACAAGGGCTGGAAGCCAAGTATTGGGCCGAGGAGACTCTAACTCCACGGTTACAAGAAAAGCTTGATCTGATGTGGCAGCTATCCTATGAATCCACGTCCGATTGGGCAACCAATGGCAAGGAAGAAATCCAAGGTATCAAGGATTATTATGCCCAACTGGTTAACCTAGTAAACCCATAACCAGTTGTCCTGGCACTGTTTTATCGCTATATATGAGTATGGATATCACACCTCATATTGGCTTTTGTTGTAAGTATCAAACTGACGACAAGGACACCGCCCGGTCAATGAACCAGGCCTCCACGACACTGACTTCCCTGCGCAAAATGAAACGCCAGGAAGTTTATGACAAACTGGCGGGTTTGGCCCGCCACAACATTGACACCTTGTTCCGACAGCTGAATTGGATCGCAACTCAGCCCAAAGAAACCCGCATGTTCCGCATCACCAGTGACTTCCTGCCCGCGTATGTCACAGATGACTTCGCATGGGTCTACAGGGACAAGGACATGCGCGAGTTAGTTGAAAAGGGTCTCGCCCCTGTACGGGCATTCGCAGACGCAAATAACATCCGTCTATGTACCCATCCAGGACAGTTTACGACTCTTTGTAGTCAAAAGCCCGACGTAGTGGATCGCTCAATTGAGGATCTCAACTACCATGCTTACTTGGCGGAGATCATGGGGTTTGGTGATACCTGGCATAGCAGTGGCTTTGCGATCAACATCCATGCCAACAACAACCTTGACCCTGGTCTGGAGCGTCTCAAAGACACCATTAAAAACCGTTTGTCACTGACTCTCCGTAACTTGCTGACCATTGAAAATGATGAGTTTGGTTGTTCGGTGGATGAAATGATCGCCGCAGAGTTGTACCACAGAGTTGCGATGGTTCTTGATATTCACCACCATTGGATTGAAAGCGGTGGGCAGTATATTCAGCCCGATGACCCAAGGATTCATTGGTTCAAGCATAGCTGGTGCGGAGTCCGGCCGTTGGGTCATTTTTCCACTAGCTCGGAGGAGCTCTTGGAAGGGGCTTGCTCTTTGACTCAACCCAACTATACCCTATTGAACAGTGCGGGACATAAGCCCAGCAAGCTTCGCGCACATTCATTTGGGTGTTGGAATCAAGGTAGCAATGATTGGGCATTGGGGCATTTATCCTGGACCGACTTGGAAGTTGAAGCCAAGGGCAAGCAACTTGCGAGCCGCCAGCTTTATGACCGGGCTGTTGCTTCTGGAGTCCTCACCGCCTAAGAGGACTATATGGCACTGATTGAAACAATAGGTGGTCTGGGCGCCGTGGGCGCCTTGCTGGCTTCTTGGGAGGCCGGTGACCCACGGAAATGGTGGAGCTACTTTGTTGGCACTACGGTTCATGCCAATCTTCTAAAGCTCACGGAGCGCGAACAAGCGGGTGAAAACTCCGACGCGCTTCAAGAGGAAATCCATCAGTGGGTTCAATCGGGAACCAAGGGTTCTTGGATTAGGATAAATCCATATACGTACAAGTTTTTAAAGAAGTCAGATGCCACATTCTTCAAACTCGCCTGGGGATGAGTGGATTACTATCACGCTTAAAAGCGTGACTGTTTATCTACAGGATATTGGCCTTGAACGGGGCCACTGGACCAAAGCCATTGATGACTGGTGGTACAAAGAAGTAGTGCCGTGGATGAACAATCATATCCACGGCAACTATAATCTCCACGAAGCTGGTATTTGGTTCGCGGAACCACAGGATGCCATGTTGTTCAAGCTGACATGGGCCGGCACGGCTCCAACTTGACCCTATAAATAAGGGATACTCCAAGGAGATCCCCATGAGCAACCTAATATTTGAAACGCTACTGGCCGAGGCCCAGTTCCGTCTCGCAGAAAAAACCATTACTGGCATCAGTCTCGATGAAGCCATCCACGAGGTTACCGCTGAACTGGAGCTAGACCGCAGTGAAGTCTTGGCCCTACAGGAACGAGCCAAAAAGCTTCCCACGCAAAAGGTAGTCGAGGACGACTTTGAAGCCGCAATGGATGGTCTGGGTGCCGATGATGTCGAGGACTCTGAACCATCCAGCGATAGTTCCACGCCCAATAGCATTGAATTCCAAGGTGGCGACGACATCGAGACCGCCGTTGGTGTCCTGATGTATAAGGGTATTCCCTGGAACACCAGAACTACTTCCCGTCTAGTATTCCAAAACTCCACTGACTTGACCTCCGCTAAGGAAGCTTTGGATCGCCGTTGGGACTTTGTGTCCGCGGATCAACGAACCGTGGCTCAAATTACCTTTGACAACTTGGAAGACTATCAAAAGGTCCTAGACTTTATTGCGTCGAAGAAAATGACCGTAGTGGTCAGCGAAGGCCATGAGGACTTGGATGAAGACTTGGATTTGGAGACAGCTAAGATCCAGGAAGATCACAAAAAGGCCAAAAAGGATGCCAAGGAAATGGGACTGGAAATGCCCATGGAGCCCGAGGCACAAATGAGCTTTACCGCATTGCGCAAGGATCGTGCCGATGATCCACGTACCATGAATCCACTGATTGATCCTAGGAGCAGAAATATCACAGTGTCCAAACGCTGGAAATAATGACTCCTTGGAACCAGGTTCGCTATGGTGTGTTTACAAACTCACTATGGAGAATAAAATGTCAAACAACACTCTGACGCCTGAGGACACCAAGAAGCTCAAGCGGGTCATTGACGAGGGTCTCAAGCTTACCCAGGACGTCAAGGACATGAAGGAAGGCTTCAAGGACGTCGTCAAGGCCGTAGCGGAGGAGCTACAGCTCAAGCCACAGATTATCAATCGTGCGATTGCTGCGGCCTTTAAGGCATCTTTGGAAGAGGACAAAGAGGCCATGAACGAAGTCGAGGAAATCCTCGCCGCCGTTGGTCGGGCCTAAGTGATGTGGAGGGGACCAAGTCCCCTCCATTTCCACCTCTGATTCACCTGAATATTGAGCTTTTGGGTCATTTGGTGTTAGGTTAAATAAGAACCCAAACGACAACAAAGGAGAGTCCAATGTCTTACGTGGATGCTTTTCACGACCGTGACAAAGATGAGATTCTCGTCGTAGAACGAATTGAAGGCCAGAGGATTTTCCGATCCTTGCCGGCAACTTATAGTTTCTACTATGATGATCCTCGCGGTGGTAGGTACAAAGACATGTGGGGACGTCCGGTCTCCAAAGCCAGCTTTACCAACAGTAAAGCTTTTCAGCGTGAACTCCGCCTCCAGGGTTCCAGAACCATCTATGAAAGTGATGTGTCACCTCTTTTCCGCTGCTTGGAAGAAAACTATCTAGGTGCCGAGTCACCTATTCTCCATATTGGCTTTTTTGATATTGAGGTGGACTTTGACCCCAATCGGGGATTCGCAAGTCCATGGGATCCATTCAGTGCCATTACAGCTATCAGTGTGTATAGGTCGCAAGACCAAACCATGTATACGCTTGTTTTAAAGCCCAACTTACCGGAAACGGACAAAGATCATCTGACTTGGGAAGCCGCTGATGATATTTGTAACAGTATTCCCAACACCATGTTGTGTAATGATGAAACTCAACTGCTGAATATCTTCCTCGATCTCATTGAAGATTGTGATATTCTCTCGGGTTGGAACAGCAAGGGATTTGATATTCCCTATGTGGTCAACCGCATTGAGCGCATCATGGGCAAAGATCACACCAAGAGACTTTGCTTGTGGAACCAGCGTCCCAAGCGCAAAAAGTATATTCAATACAAAAAAGAACAAGAAACTTACGAGCTTGCGGGCCGTATTCACTTGGACTATTTGGATCTTTACAAAAAGCACAATCCCCAGGAGCTTCACAGCTACCGACTGGATTTCGTTGGTGAAATTGAAGTAGGGGAAAACAAGATTCCCTACGAGGGATCCTTGGATAATTTGTATAAGAGGGACTTCCGAAAATTCATTGAATACAATCGCCAAGACACCCTTTTGCTTCAAAAGATTGATCAGAAAAAGCGGTTCATTGAACTAGCAAACCAAATTGCTCATACGAATACCGTTTTGCTTCCAACGACCATGGGTTCCGTGGCTCTCATTGAACAAGCGATTATCAATGAAGCCCACAGTCGGGGAATGTGTGTTCCCAACCGCAAACGCGCTGACGTGTTCATTGACTTTGATGAAGATGACATGGACGATGGTTGGGATGAAGAAGAGGACGGTCCACGGGTTGCTCCTGGTAAGCGTCCAGTCGTAGGTGCCTATGTGGCCAAGCCCAAACAGGGCATCCACAAGGAAATCGCGTGTTGCGATATCAACTCCCTGTATCCCAGCGCCCTCAGATCCCTTAACATGGGTCCTGAGACCCTCGTGGGTCAAATCCGCTTGGACCGCACAAACGCCCTCATTGACAGCCGCTTGGCCCAGGGAATACCCGGTCCGGACTGTTGGGAAGGTTTGTTCGCAACGCTGGAGTATGATCTAGTGGCCGAAAAAAGCCAAGAGGTCATGACCGTTGATTTTGAGGAAGGCAAAAGCATCCAAGTCACGGGTGAACAGCTTTTCAACTATATCTTCCAAGAGGGCAATCCCTATTGTATTACGGCCAATGGAACAATCTTCCGCACTGACATTGAAGCCATTATCCCGGGTCTCTTGGGCAAGTGGTATAGTGAACGTAAAGCCATGCAGTTCAAGGAAACCGTTTACAGTGAAGCCATGGCACGAGGCAAGGGCTTTGAAGTCAATTGGGACAAGTTTGAAAGTGGCAAACACCACGGACGTAACTTTGTTGATCTAGTGGACTTGCCGGACTTTATCCGCGCTGGTGACCTTGACGCCATTGATGCCCTGGTAGCCAATGGCCTAATCAGCAAAACCGAGGACCGGATCTTTATCGAAGAGCCAGGACTTGAGGTTGCCAGGGAACAAATGGTCTTTTGGAACCAGCGACAGCAGGCGCGTAAGATTCTCTTGAACAGCTTGTATGGAGCTTTGTTGAATGAGGGTTGCCGGTTCTACGACGCACGTATTGGTCAAAGTGTTACTTTGAGCGGTCGGTCGATTACCAAGCATATGAGCAGCAAGACCAACGAGATCATTGCTGGTTCCTATGATGTCCGTGGCGCAGCGATCCTTTACAATGACACGGACTCCGTTTACTTTACGGCCGTTGACATGTTGGCCGCTGATCCGGAACTCCGCCATATCCTGGATAACCGGGATCAAATGGTTGAGCTTTACAATGGTATTGGTGAAGCAGTAAATGAAAGCTTCCCTAGCTATATGGATCAAGCCTTTAATACTGGCTTGGAACGTGGCGCAATCATCAAAGCAGGTCGAGAACTCATTGCCAGCCGTGGCTTGTTTATTAAGAAGAAAAAGTACGCGCTGTTGATGTACGACAAGGACAACGTGCGCCTTGACGTCAAGGGCAAGCCCGGTAAGGTCAAGGTTGTTGGTCTGGACATCAAGCGAGCCGACACACCAAAAATCATGCAGGAATTCTTGGAAGAAATCCTCACGGTTCTATTGGATGGTGGTGAGCGCGAAACGATCATTCAAATGATCAAAGAGTTCCGCGGTCGTTTCCGTAGCTTTGATGGTTGGCTCAAGGGCACTCCCAAAAAGGTCAATGGTATCACGGGATACATGAACAGACTTCATGTCAATGATGACCAGGATATCATCAAAAGTGGTAGCAAGGAAAAGGTCATGGTTCCCGGACACGTCAGGGCTGCGATGAATTGGAACAAGCTCCGGCAGGTCTATGGTGATCATTACTCCCTGGAGATCACTGATGGCCAAAAGGTCATTGTGTGTAAGCTCAAGAGCAATCCACTAAAAATGGACAGTGTCGCATATCCTATTGACCAGCACAATTTGCCTCAGTGGTTCAAGGAGTTGCCCTTTGATCATGAGCTCATGGAAAACGTGATTATTGACAAAAAGGTCAACAATGTCATTGGTGTGTTGAAGTGGGACCTCCGGGATACGCGGGAAGATACCACATTTGGTGACCTATTCAGTTTTTAAAATTGATCTTCAGAGGAGAATAAGCAATGACCTGTATTGTAGGCATTGCGCGTGATGGTGTAGTTTACATGGGTGGTGATTCCTGTGGATCTAGCTATTCCTGGCAACAGGTAGGTAATCCAAAGGTTTTCATCACCAGTGAAAACTTCCTCATTGGTTGTACGACAAGCTTTAGAATGATTGATCTCCTCCACCATAATTTAAAAGTGGGGGAGCAAAAGCAAGGTCAGACCGACGATAACTTTATGCGGACAACCTTTATTTCCGCTGTTCGCCAGTGTTTCAAAGACAATGGTTGGATAGACAAGGAACCTGGTAAAAATGAGGGCGGTAACTTTCTCGTTGGCTACAAGGGTAATCTCTATGAAGTCCTAGAGGACTTTGGTGTTCTCAATAGCCCAACGGAGGGAATGGCCGTGGGTTCAGGAGCACAAAGCGCTCGAGGTAGTTTGTTTACAACCCAAAGCAATTGGGATTGCGAAGTCCGAATCCGTCAGGCCTTAGAAGCCGCTGAAGCCGTGGCCCTAGGGGTCAAGGGTCCCTTTGTTCAAATAAAACTTTGAGTTATAAAAGGAAAACATTGTGAAGCGCGTTATTTTAGTCAACAATCAAAGGGCACCCAGCCGGCTTGAATTGGTTTCCACGGAACGCCAAGCTGGGGAAAGCCTGTTCCACAACTGGCCTGGTCTTCAGTGGGCCGGCTATATTCACGCTGAGGGTCACAACCGTCTGGCGGCCAATTGGATTATCCCTGAGCAGCAATTCCAAGAGTTCGCATCAGAGATGTCCGGCATGACAACACCCACCCATGATGTCCTGGTTTATCAGGACAGCTTCAATGAATTTGGTGGTCAATGCGAGCGCCTTGTTGCGTAAAATATTGACCCCAAGGATCCAAGTCTTGTAAACTTGGTGTAAGTTAAAAGAGGACACCCCACAGATGCGTGAAACACTACAAGACATTGTCCGCCACACCGGCGGTCTAAACTTTATTGAAACGGTAAAGATCACTGGTTCGGACAGCGAGACTCTCGTTGAAGCCATGGACAATGAGCGCACCGTTATCGTCAAGGGCAAGCTGCTCAAGTCGGAGCCCGATCTCAAGGGTGAGTTTGGTATGAGCCACCTTCCCCTGCTTCAGGGCCTGGTTACCAACACGATGTTCAAGGCCGATGGCGCAACTATCTCGGTAAAGAACCGGGATCGCCATGGTCGTTCGACTCCTGAGGAGATTGTTTTTACTGGCGCCAATGGTAAGACCGGTGGCAGCTATCGTCTAATGAGCAGCGAACTGATCCCAGAGCAAGCCAAGTTCCTTGGTGCGTCTTGGGACGTGGAAGTTGACCCCAGTGCCAGCAAGCTCAAGGAGCTTCAAGCACTAGCGAGTATCTATAGCTCGTTTGAAAACTACTTTATGGTCAAGACGGTTACCAATGACGAGGGCAAGAATGAGCTCCGTTTTTACATTGGTGACGAGGGTTCTTCCATGCACAAGGCCTTTTTGACCATTGGTGATGAAGTTGAGGGAACCCTTGGTGGTGATCTCCACTGGCCCATTGGTAGCGTATTGGCTATTTTGAAGCTTGGTGCTGAGGAAAACCTCAAGCTCCAGTTCAGCAGCCGTGGTGCTCTACAGATCAGCATGACCAGCCCACACGCTGAATACAAGTTCATTCTTCCCGCACGTAAGAAGTAATGACTGAACGTTGTCATTTCATTGATTGTACGGGAATGACACTTGCGAAGACGCAACAGGTTCTAAAGTCTGTTGCGTCTTCCCTAAAAAGCAATGATCCTTATGGTTATCACAAGGTCGTCGCGGTGTTTTTGGAAAACTAAATCATGGACATCAATGATCTGTACCTAGAGCTGGGCAAGTGCCATGCTGAAATGGCCCAAAACAATGCCCAGGCCATTGCCCAGCGGGAAGCCGCTGAAGAAGAATATAATCGCCTCCGCATAATTCAAAAGGAAACTGATGAAAAGCGCAATAAGGCTCAGCAAAAGTGTGTTGCTAGAAGCAAGGAACTATTAGAAACAATCCGTTTGGTCAAAGAGGGCATGGATCCCGTATTGGCCAAATTGACTGCTAGTGCCAATTTGGAAGATCAGGAAGATCTTCAAACAAGTCTTACCGGGGACGGCGCGGCCTTCTATGCTCCATATGTTCCACTGACTCACACTAGCTCAAACAACTTGATCGCACGGATTGCGGCCCAAAGCTCAATAAGCATCAAGGACGGCGCAGGTACTGTTGTACCAATTGGTCTTCCGATCAACAAACCCTATTAATAATGACAAGCCAGACCCTGGGATTGTAGGATACGAGTATGGACATCAACAAGCTTTACGAAGAACTAGGTCGCGCGGATGCCGATACCGCGAGAGCTCGTAGAAATTGGGAAGCGAATGCTTCTGTTCAACGTGCCGAACGACGGGATCTTGATAGCCAGCAAAGCCAAGTGCGGGCTACATTGCGGGAAGATCACAACCGCAAGCTCAAGCGCCTAACTGTTTTGCGCGAAGCAGTAGCTCTCGCTGAACAAGGTGTCGATCCATTGTTGGCAAAAATGACCGCCAGTGGAGAGGGTCATGAGGATCAACACGATCTTCTGGATGATCTTGACGAGTGTGGTGAAGAAGACGAGTATCTTGAAGATGATGAAAGTGTTTGAGATCGGGACTATGTCCTAAACTTGGAACTCAGTGTTCTGCTCGAGCCTGCCATTTATTTCTCTTGAGGAGGTGATTCCTTTTTAACGCACGAGGGACCGAGTGTCCTGAGAGCAGGCAACAGCGGGGGACGGCGGTCCCCCAAGATCGAAAAACAACCCACTAAATAATTGATGACCAGTATTGTTGTCAACGACCGCGTCCGGGTTCAATATTGTGACTGGGGGTGTGTCAGCTACTTTTCCGATGGTACGGAATTTGGTGCCCATGCTCAGCATGACCACCACTATTATGTGA